TGCGCTCCCTGCGGTCCGGGCGCCCCCGATGGACCCTGCGCCCCGGGGGCGCCGGGCGGCCCGGGCGGTCCCGCCGGGCCGGATTGCGGCACCGACAGACTGGCGTTGCCCGCCGCCGCGGCAGGCGTCAGCGTGATGCGCGGCGTGCCGTTCGTGAGCTGGAACGGAGGCAGGGCCATCAGCGCGTCGTCCCTTGAACGACCACAGCGTTCCCCTCCCACAGCCGCTCCTGATAGCCGTTAGGCATCAGGCGCACGAGGTCGGTGTAGTAGCTGCCGGCCGCGAGATAGATCAGATCGGCACGGTCGATGACGACTGTGAATTGCCCCTGCGTGGCGTTGGTGATCTGGATGCCGCCGTCCGGCGAGTAAACCGACACGAGCGCCTCGTGATCGGTCTCCTCGACTCTTATCTCCAGCTTGATCGTCGAGCCCGTCAGATCCACAGGCGTGAACACCGTGCCGGTGGAGTCCACCGTCTGGTAGACAAATGGAACCGTCCAGTCCTCGTTGAGGGAGATGTTCATCTGGCCCGAGTAGTAGGCTGGACCGCCCATGACGGCTCGTCCTTACTTTCCCGCCATCGCGGCGAAACGATCGTCGATCTGCTTGAGCGTCGTGATCGCGCCGGCTTCGATGTCGGCGACGCACTGTGACTCGATCGTGAAGCACTGCTGAACGTGGACGTTGGCCGCGTCGTTCGCCGCGGTGAACTCCGCCTGCGTCATCTTGACGAACTCGCCGCTCGCCGTCTTCCAGTCGATCGTCGCGGTCGGGTTGGTCTCGAGATAGGGGACGACCGAGACGGCCATCGCCCGGTTGGCGCGCGACGTGTCCATGACCGCGCCCTTTGATATCTCGACCGCGCCACCGTTCTCGACGTCGTAACGCTTGCTCCCGGCGTAGCCGCGGAGCTGGGGCTTGGTGTATTCGTCGACCGCCGGCTGGATGAAATGTTCGCCGTCGAACAACCAGTCCGCCAGATGTCCGGCCGCGGTTCTTCCCATGATCTCCCAGAGATCGACCTCATCAGCGGCGCTGGGCGGCTGGAGGTTGACGTCGAGCCACGCGACGTAATCGGGATCGCTCGTCGGGACGTAGGTGTTCGTCTTGCTTTGATAGACCGAGTCGCTCGGTCCCGTCGCGACGATCCAATAATGGTCCTTCATGTGTATTGGCCTCCCGTACTGATCGTCCCAGCGGTCGTGCCGGGCAGCCAGCTCTGGCTCTGGCCGCCGGTGTCGAGGATTCCGTTCGAACTCGCGTTGAACTTCTGCCCGACGACGTTGGCGTTGCCGGTCATCGACGCGTAGCGGATCGTGTTCACGCCGCCGGCACCTACGTTAGCGTAACAACCGATGTTCACTGAGGCCGGAATTATGAGGGTCGGAAAAGCTGGACTGCCAAAGGTGTACATCCACGAATTTGCCAGGCTGATCACATGATTTGCGGTGTTGCCAGCGATCCGTATCGTTCCGCTGTAGGCGAGCGAGCCGTTCTGAGCGAACAGATGCCCGTCGACGCAGGCTCCGAACTCGTTGGCCCCGTAGAGAACGACGTTGCCTCCCGGCACCGACCAGATGCCGGCGCCCGGCTGCAAGATCGTGCCTATTCCAGAAGGCAACCCGGCGTCGCTCTCATAACGAAACCCGTTCATGGTGTAGACGCCGCCGTTGCAGTAGACGGCCGGACCGGTGTTGGCGTGAATGATGCAGTTGCCGGGAATTCCTGTGTTGCCGACGAAGGCTATGGTCCCGGTTCCGTTGACCGGCCCGAGCGCGACCTTGCCGTAGGTGCCGTCGGCGACGTTGATCGTGACGCTGAAGCCGTTGAGGTTGTAGACCGCGGCCTGGTTGGCGGCTCGCTGGAGCGTCTTGAACGCCGTAGTCGGTGTCAGGCCGTTGAAGGCATCGTTGCCGGTGTGGGTGTCGACATAATACGTCTTCGGCGCGGTCAGGTACCTCGCGTTCGTCATGCCGAAGATCGCCTTGAGCAACTGCGTCAAGTCGGAGTTCGTCGGGTTCGCGCAGACGACGTTGTTGAAATCGATCAAGCCGAGGTTGGCGGCGTACTGGATGACGGCGACGATCTCGCGCTGATCGTACTCGAGCGACGCCGCCGGCACGATCGAGCCCTGGATGCCGGCTGACGGATCGCCGTCGATGTACGGTGCGTTCAGATTGGTCTTCTGGTCGAGTGGCTGATTGTACAACATGCTTAATATCCGCAGTTCAGCGGGACCTCGTCCCACTCGGTGGTGACGGCGAAGGTCCACAGTCCGGTCGCCGGCACCGTCGCCTGGAGGATGAAGCCCTCGTTCTGCGCCAGCACCATCGGGACGTCGCCCTGGGTCTTGTTGAAGAGATTGATCACCGTCGCATTGAACGGGGTGGTGGCGGCGATCGGCGCCGCGGTGTTCCAGGTCTCGAGCATGGATGGATCGAGCGTGTAGGTGCCGCCGGTCAATTGCGCGCTCGAGGCACGCACGATCGATGCGGAGGAGCTCGCCATCGCGGTCTTCAACTTGGAGCTGTTGCCGGTCAGATCGACGACGGTGCCGCCGGTCAGCTGGGCCGTGAAGGCGCGCGCGATGTACATGTCGACGCTCGCGATGCCGGCGGCGAAGCCGGTCCCGAGCGTCCAGGCCTGGTATCTGACGCGGCGCACCAGCGCCAACAAGGTTGCCGAGGTGAACTGGAAGGCGTAGACCGGCGCGGCGGCGGCGAGACCCGCGGCCATCGCGCCGCTCTTCCCGGTGCGGTGGTATGACCCTCCGGCGCCGTAGTCGACCGGCTGTGGGGTCGACAGCACCATCGATCGCTGAACGGTTCCGTCCGCCGCGCTGCTGATGTCGAGCATGCGCAGGGTGAACAGATTTCCGAGGCCGTCCTTGATCTGTCTGTTGTCTGCCATCTCACATGATTCCCAAGGCGAGATACTGCGTGTTGAACAACTGCGTGTAGTCCAACGCCAGCGTTGCGCTGTAGTCGTAGATTATCTTGGTGTGAGCCGGCGCGTATCTGCCCAGGACGCACTCAAGATCGCTCGCGGTTCCGATCGCGAGCAGTCGGTCGATGCCGCACTGGCTTGAGTTACAATGAAAATAAATCAGGCTCAGCGAACCGACATGAACGGTCCAGTTGTAGCGGATCTCGGGTGGCCCGAGCTGCCACATATAACGTGTCGGATCATCGGGATTGAACTGGCCGCGCGTGTCACCGACGCGGGAGAGGCCGGCCATATACGGCAGGTACTCGGTGATGGTGATCGTGTAGCCGAGCTGCGCCGCCAGATCGATGAAATACTGTCGCGATTGACCGCCAAGAAGTGTCATCTTGGCGACTAGATTTTTGCGGCGCGGCTCCAGTGCGGTCGGCGGATTGGGGATACATGGATCGGGCAGGCCCCAGTTCCGCTCCCAGTCGGTCAGAAGCTCGATCGTGGTCCGCGGATCGGACTCAGTCTCCAACAGATCGGCGGCACGGCCGTCGACGAAGCCCCAGTAGTCAACGAGGCCTGCGCATGCCTGCACCAGGATCGACGCCGGCGATCGCGGCCAGGCCTGGCCGGTCGGGAGGAGCTGCAACAGGGTCCGTGTGTAATCATCGCCGCTGCGCCGGATGTGTCTGTCAACCATGAGCGCGTTCCAAAGTAGCTGCCAGGCACGATCATCCGTAGGTGATGTCTCCTAACACCGGCATGTAGCCGTTGCTCGGCATCACGGCGTCGACGGCGGCGGTGTTGAGGTCATAGGCGATGACGCCGGCGGCGGCCATGATCGCCTCATCCGTCCAGGCCCGGTACCAGGTCTGGCCCGGTATCGCCTTCGCCGCGAATGCGTCCAACAGACTTTGCTCGATCGCGGCATGCGTCGCTACCGTGTCCGGGTTCAACCACGTGACACGGACGTTGACCGGGAATGGGATCGGCGATTCGACAAACAGATCCTTGACCGTCACCGGACGCACGGTGTCGAGGTATGTCCTCACCGTGTCCACGTCGGACGGCAGCGGGAAACCGCCGTTTGACGCCCGCAGATCATCCATCATGAAGCGCACCGTCATGGTACCGATCCCCATCTCCTGCGGGAACGACCACGCCCGCGTGACACCGGGAACCGCGAGCGCCCACTCGACATAGTCGTCGGCGTCGCCGCCCATCGGCGGCTTGCGTATCCTCTCGAGGACGCGAGCCCTCAGCTCGTCGTCGGTCTCGTCGTCGGTGCCGCCATCGAGTGTGTCGACCGTGACCGAGGCGATGCCGGCGACCGACGTCTGGAGCGTGAGCGGGGTGCCGGAGTCGAGGTTGCCGATGCTGCCAGGATCGAGGGCGATGATCGGCGCCGCGGTCGGCAGTCCGCTCGGGTCGGTCGTGATGTCGGCGGTCGTCTGATAGCCGACGCCGGTGCTGTAGGAGAGCTGCGTCCCGGTCGGCACCGTGACGCTCGCGCCGAAGCCGATGAAGTCCGCCGAGCCCTGCGCCAGAGTCGCGAGCTTCCTCCCGGTGGTGCCGTCCGCGTTGACGAGCCAGATCTCGCCGTGGCGATCGAGCCACTCGGTCTCGGCGGTGTCGGGTAGGAGCTGCTGCGCGAGCCAGTCGACGTACTGGAGAACGAGGTGACAGAGGGCACCCATCGCGTCCGACAGGACGCGAAGGACGCTGTTCGGAACGATGGCGTCGGCGCCCGGCAGCGATCCGCGAATGGCGTCGCGGACGAGCGACCTCACGTCCCTCAGAGTCGGAGTCGACCACGGCATCTTCTACGCGCCCTCGCTCTGGCCGACGTCGTAGCCCGATGCGCCGACCTCGATCCCGCCCCAGAGGATCTGGTAGCGGAGGTCGATCTCGAGGCTGGGGCCACGATAGATGCGGACGAGGGCGTCGATCTGCTCCTTGCCGACGCGGGTCGCCTCGACCTTGAAGTAGGAGCCGATGCGCCGATCGACGAAGGGCTGGATCGCCTGGCGGATGTACTCCTCGACCCGCATCGTCGTGGCACCCTCCATCGCCTCCGAGCCGACGATCTTGCTTCGCTTGAGGAGCCAGAGCTTGCAGCCGATCGGCCAGCCGTCCCAGATGTCGGCGTCGAAGTCGCCCCACCAGCCGGCGCGATCGGTCGAGTCCGGGTCGGGCAGGATGTCGTCGGGCCCGGCGAGCGCGTCGGTGCCGAGGGCGACGATGACGGCGGTGGCGAGGGCCTGCGTGTCGTCGAGAGTCCCGTCGGTCAAGAGGCTCCAGTCGATCGTGACCGAGTACTTCGGGAAGAAGTTGTTCTGAACGAGCCTGATGTCCGGCATGAACCCCTCACCACCCTGTCGTCACGTCGTAGTCGATCACGTCGGCGACCTCCGTCATGGCGCGGATCGCGGCGATCTTCACCGACCGCGCGACGTAGAGGACCTGCTGCCGCTCCGCGATCCGCGCCGCGATGATGGCGACCTCGAACCGCGTCATCTCGATCGAGCGAACCTCGTCGACCGGCGTCCACTTGAAGTGGCTCCCGGCCCCGATCAGCCGCGCCGCCATGGCGCCGACCGACCCGTCGTCGGCCGGCCAGTCCCTGCCGTCGACCTCGATCGGCAGCTCGCGCCGGTGGTCGTAGATCGCCTCGATGAGATCGATCTGAATCCTCCGCGCCTGCGGAAGGGTCAGCCCCGGCAGGAGCTTCATGAACTGCTGAAAGAACTGACAGTAAGGAGCGACGTTCCGAAAGCACTCGCGCAGGCCGTTGTGGTTGGCCTTGCCGACGGAGTCGAAGTACTCGATCTCACCGCGCCCCTCGGTCCACTGGATCATCCAGAGGTCATCCGGCAGCGCGGCGAAGTCCATCCCGCCGACGGAGGCGTTGTCGACGGCGAACAGCCCACTCGGATAGGTCTGGAGCCACCAGCGCATTCAGGTCTTGCAGTAGCTGTCCAGCTTGATCTGGATCGGCGTCGTCGTCCAGCAGCCGGACGCGTCGACGAAGACGCGGTTGTTCCCGGTCCGGATGTGAGCGTGGTCGGTCGTCGACTGGCACGACGACGTCGTCCGGTCCTTGTAGTAGACCGAGCTGTCGCTGCCCGTCTTCTGGCTCGATTGGGCGTCGCCGTGAGCGCAGGTCGTCGACGTCTGGTTCTGCTCGATCCAGACCGTCGAGTCCTGCTTGTGAAGAGTCTTCTGGCCCTTCTGCTGTCCTCCGGACTGGCCCGGCGACGACCCGGAGGCACCGCTCGCGTCGAGCTGTTGCGCGCCGACGCCGCTGCCGCTCTGAGACGACTGTTGCTGCTGGTTGGAGTTCTTGACGAGGGCGATCCTGATCTTGTTCTGGATGTTCCCCGTCATGTACATCCCGTCGACGTTGTTGAGGAGCTGCTGTCCCCACTCCTTGAGACCGAACATCGCGACCGCGCCCTTCGCCGCGTCCTTCGCGAGGTTGATGAGCCGGTGGCGGCGATCGTCCATGATCCCCATCACCGGGAAGCTCCGGCTCCCGCCCATGAAGGAGACGAAGCCCTCGGCGCAGTCCTGGATCATCCCGCCGGCGCCCTTCGTGGCGTCGGCGACGACGGACGTGAAGCCGTAGTTCTGGGGCGACTCCATCGTCGGCCACGACTCACCCCTCATCCCCTGGCTGTTGGTCGATTCCTGCATATGCGTGGCGTCGTTGATCGTGTCGATCATAGCGCGGGCGCCGCCGCTGGTGTAGGCGCGGAAGGCCGCCCCGATGGGTGTCGTTCGCTGCATTGCTGCTCCTTCAAGGGTTCGGGAACATGGAGCCCGCGCGATCGGAGAATGATTGACTCCCGGTCAGCGGCTGCGCCTCCAGGATCTGGCTCCCGGTCGGCGCCGGCGTCCCCGGGTTCTGTTGGATCGCGTTCGGCTGCGGATTGAGCTGCGACTTGGCGTCGTCGCGGATGCTGTAGTCGTTGAGGTGCCACGGCGCGACGAGTTCGAGCGTCGTCTGAGTCCCCGACTGGCGATCCTGGGTCTGCGTCACCGTCTTGATCGAAAGTCTCTCCCCGACGAGGGTCGTCATCGGCGAGGTGAAGATGACGTCCTGGCCGACGACGTGCGACCAGAGAACGCCGCGGCTCGTGAACCAGCCGTAGAGGGTTACCGTCACCTGGATGATGGCGCCCTCGCTCTGGTTCGATTCGAACTTAGCCCGGTCGTCGAGCTCCGGTTGAGTCCGGACCGGGAACTCCGCCGGCACGAGGAGCGGACTGTACCGGCCCCAGAACGCCGACGGGATCACGGACTCCATCTGGCCGGCGTCGGACGGCGAGCCGCCGTCCGACCTCATACCCTGTCCGCGCGCGACATACTGACTGTACCAGTCGAGGATGTTGATCACGCACTGACAGGACTTGATGTTGACGCCCTCGACGATCTCGTCGACCACGTTCGAGGTGTGGTCGCCGATGAGGAGGAGGGCCCCGTTCCAGTCGCCACCGAGGACGACGTTGCGATGCTTCCCGAGACGCTCGAGGAAGGCCCAGACCGACTCACCGGTCTCGTTGTTGACGCCGCCCGGGAACTCCTGCGGGTCGATCGTGCCGACGACCTCCGGGGTGACGCCGAACGGTGCCATCACCTGGGTCGCGATCGAGACGTAGTTGCCGTCGAAGTGCTGCTTCTTGTCGAGGATGGCACCGCGCCAGACGAACCACTGCTCGCCCTTGCCCTGGATCGAGACGCTGTGGCTGCCGGCGTCGTAGGCGGTCTGCCGGACGATCACGACCCCGGTGATCGCGATCTCACCACCGAGCTTGATGAAGACCGCGTCCTTCGGCACGATCTGAAGGCGCTGCCAGAGGGTCGGGAGCGGGTCGCGCTCCGTGGCGACGAACCGGAACGCCGGCTCGCCCTCCTTCCAGCGCTGCTGAACCCAGACCGACTCCCAGTCGGAGTAGACGCCCGACACCGCGGCGCCGAGGACGTAGATCTCCGCGACCTCCGTCGGATCGGCGCCCGGGTAGTTCGGCTGGAACGCCGGCGACGCCGGCGCCGGAACCGGGTAGTTCGGCAGCGACGCCGGATCGGGCTGGTCAACGATCCGGACGACCATCGTCAGTTCGCCAGCGCCTGCCCGGTCCGCGTCATGAAGGCCGGGTGAACGATCTTATTCTCATCCCTCAGCTCGTCGGCGCGGGAGGCGTCGGCGTAGAGCTTGTGCGCCATGACGACGGACGGCAGCGTGTCGAAGAAGCGATACTGGAGCATCATCGGCAGCGGCCGCGCCGTCTCGGTAAGGTAGAAGACGAGGGCAGCGTGAAGACGGATGAGAGCCTGATAGGTCGCCTGAGCCATCTCGTCGGCGGCGACCTCCTCCATCGGGATGAAGGCATCATTCATCTGGCTCCGAATGGCCTCGGCGTCGTCCCGCGACGTGAACGCCATGGCGGCGATGACCTCGCACTCGGTCACGAGCGCGAACTCGATCAGCACGTTCTTGACGATGAAGGCCCCGATCGTCGTCGGGGCCTCCGCGACCGCCGCCACGCGAGTCTGGTCGAGCCCGGCGAAGCCGATCCCGGTCTGGCGCGCGAGGACGAATATGGCGTTAAGAGGCGGCCCGGCCTCGTCGCTCTGGAGGAGCGCGAGCGAGTTGGCGATGAAGCTGTTGACAGCCGTCCGTAGATCGGCCCCGGGACGCCCGCGCGTCGGCGCCTGGGTCAGGAGAACCCCGAGGACACGCTCGCAGATTGGAGCCGCCTCGACCGCCTCGAACTTGTACATCAGCCCGTCACCTTCGGATCGATGCGCGACCGCTGCGGTGCCGGCGGGCTGACACGAGCGATCATGATCGCGTCGAGGACCTGGCCGCGGAACGCCTGGGACTGCGCTAAGAGATCGTTCTGACTCGTCGGACCGGCCCGGAACGGCGGCGCCCCGAGTTCGACGAACGTCATGTCGAAGACGACGTAGCCACCGAGCTTCTCCTCCTCCGTCATCCGGTAGCGCGAGCAGACAACGGTCATCGGCCGCGTCGTCGGGAGTTGTAGCGTCCCGGCGCCGCTCGTATCGAGCCGCGTCATGAGGAGGTCGCGCGCGACGGTGTAGTCGCGCTGATAGAGGACGTTCCCGGTATCGTATGGGTACTGGATGATGTAGCCGCGGACCGTGAACTCGGTCGCCTTCCTCCCCATGTCCTCGCTGTACGGGAGCTCCTTCTTCGGGAACTCGTGAGTCACGATCCGGCGGCCGCCTTCTTGACTACCGGCCTCAACGTGGAAGAGCATGTTGGCGAAGTAGGCCGGGAGAAGGCGCGCCCGCCAGGGCGACACGACGACGAGGTCGCGGATCGTCGAGATGGCACCCATGCTGGCAGGCATATCTTACTCCTCCATCACAGTGTCACGGCCCTCGCCGGTCGCCGCGAGCGGCGCCGGCGGACCGACCGCGGCCTTCTCACCCTGAGCGAAGACCGGCATCGCGACCTTCTGAAGCACGCTTCGCGGTCGATGAAAACTCGCCTGATCGACCTTGACGTGGATCTCACCGCTGCCGTCGACCCGCTGAGGGGAGAGAAGATCATCGAACCGCCTCCGCACCCCGGTGAGCTCCATCCCCTGAGCCGGCGCCGCCGCGACGCGCTCGGCGCGAGGATCATAGAACGGATGACCTCGATAGCTCCGCGACAGCTGGAAGTGTGGCTCGTCTCCGCGGATGCCCTCGATCCCGTACTGCCCACCGTGCTCGCGGAGCCAGTCGCGCGCCGGGCCGGCGTCGAGGTCCGCCGCCTGGCCGATCTCGTGGCGCGAGAAGCCCGGCCGCCCGACGAGGCCGCGCCCCGATCGCGTCTCGTACAGATGCTCCTGATACTCAGGGCTGCGCCAGCCCTCGTTTATCAGGAAGCTCTTCTTGACGTCCTCCGGCATGTCCTTGTAGGCGGCGGTGAGGCGCGCCCGGAACTCGGGGTCGAGATTGGCGAGGGCTCGGTCGAAGCCGACGTACCTCTCGACCTCCTCGTTGTGAGCCGTGCGGAACGGCAGAGCGGTCTGGCCGCCGCCTCCGGTCGGCGCCGCCTCCGCGCCCTGCTGCCCGGTCGGATAGCTCGAGAGGGCCGGGACGCCGCGGGCCTGAAACTTGGCAATACGACTCTGCTGATACTGCTGGGCCGGCTTGAGGTAGCCGCCGACGTATGCCTCGGCGGCCGCCTCGCGATTGCCGGACAGCATCTTCTGCCAGACCTTCGGGTAGTTGGTCTTGAGGTTCTCGGCGGCGAAGCGGCTCTGGAGAACCGGGTCGCGCCAGTCGGCGCCGGGGTGGTTCTTCGCGAGCCAGGCCTCGTAGTGGTTCCACTCGTCACCGCCTTCTTGATAGAGGCCGTGAGCGAAGTGAGCCTCGCCGCCGAACTTCGGCTGGTCGGGATGGCGCAGCGTCGGATCGAAGCCGGACTCCTCCTTGATGTTCGCGAGGACGCCCGCGATCCCCTCGTCGCTCATCCCGGCCTTGCGCCACTCCTCGATCACGGCCTGAGTGACACCCTCGCGGCCGCGCGGGACGCCGCTCGAGCGATCCCCGCCGGGAAGGTCGCCGCCGCCGACGCCAGGCGGCCGGCCCGGCAGACCGCCGCCGGCGCCCGGGAGACCGCGAAAACCCGGTATGCCGCCCCTGCCGCCGACGCCCGGCGGCCGCGCCGGCAGATTGGCCCCGGCGCCCGGGAGGCCGCGAAATCCCGGTATGCCGGCGACGCCGCCGCCGCCGACGCCACCGTGGGCTCCCGGACCCTCCTCGCCGGACAGGAGGGCGTTCGTCCGCTTCATCTCCTCGACCAGCGCCTTCGTCTGGGTGTTCTGATCCTGGAGGAGCTCGTTGCCGCGCTGCTGTTCGCCGCTACCGAACATCGATCCGGAGCGGGCGGAGAATGACTGCTGAGGTCCCGCCGAGGACGGTCGCCCGAGGGACCCCTTGGCGACGGGAGGAGCGCCTGGGGTCGCCGGCGCGTGGCGTCCCTCGATCCAGTTCTTCCAGCGCACCAGGACGCTGTCGATATACTTCAGGCCCGTGATGACACCTGAGTTCATCAGGTCCGTCACCATCAGCCGGTGGATGACCTCCCAGTCCTGGCTGATCTTCCTCGAGATGGCCTCGTATTTCTCCGCCGCCTCGAGCTGCTTCGCCATCGCCGCCGACATCAAGTCGGTCACCGGCGCGACCGCCTCGGGGATGTTGATGGCCCCGGGCGCCCCGAGGCCGCTGAGAACTGTCTCCCGGACGCGCCTGCCGAGGGGCTCGTTGCCCTGCGCCTTGAAGTACTCGAAGAGGTCCTGAGCCCCCTTCTTCATCGCGTTGAACTTGTCGATCACCTCCGGCGCTCGATCGATCGGCGCGTAGAGGAGTCTGTCGACCTGGCTCAGCGCCGCCGGATAGCGCGTCAGCTCCTGATAGAGCTGGTTCCGCACCGCGCTCGTTCTTCGCGTCAGGTCCTCGGCCTGGTGCGCGAAGGCCTCCGCCTCCTGGCGACCCCGCTCCTGGGTCATGCCGTGGCGCTCATAGGCCTTCGCGATCTGATCGATCTTCGCCGGATCGAGGCCGGATCGCGTCGCGATGTGTTGGAGCTCGATGAGGGTCTTCGACAACCCCTCGGAGGCTTCCATGACTTTCGTGACGGCGAGCCCGAAGGTGCCGAGGCTGACGCCGGCGATCGTGACGTTTCGCGCGAGGTCGGAGAACGCCTTCGGTCCCTTCGAGACCGTCTCGATCATCTTTCGCAGCGATTCATCGAGTTCGCTGGTATGGCGCTTCACCGCCGCGAGGTTCGACGTCTGGCTCCCGGTCCCGATCGCGTCGAGCGTGTCCTTGATCGTCTTGAGCTGCGCCGACGCGTTGTCGACGAGCGTGACCTGGAGCTTGAGTTCGTCGAACTCTGCGCCCGCCACGTCACATCCCCAGCGACCGGTCGAGGGTCACGCCGTCCTTGAACATCCCGCCGCCGCTCGCCCTCACCGTCGTCCCGGTCGGCGCCTCGACCTTGACGTTGAGCCGGCCGCGGACGTCGAGCTCGTTGAGGCGATCGATCCGGTCACGCGAGAGGCCGGCGGCCTCTCCGACCTGCTGGTTCCCGGCGCCCGCGACCTGAGGACCGACGCTGACGCCCTCCGGCAGCGTCCTCCCGATATACTTGAGGTCGGCGCCGCCCCTGATGTCGGACGTCTTCATGGACCCGAAGACCTGCATCGCGGCCGGCGCGTTGTAGTCGATCCTCTCGCCGTGACCGGCGCCCGGTCCGATGTCGGAGTGAGGCAGGATGAACGACTGCCCGGCGTTCGGTCCGGCGTTCGGCGTCACCTGGTAGTAGCCGCCGAGAGTTTCCCTGCCGTGCCTCGGGAAGTTGCGGTAGCCGAAGGCGATGCCAGGAGTCTCGCTCGGCAGTCCGCTCGTCGGCAGGTCGATCGGCTTGGTCTTATCCGTGTAGGTCTGTCCCGTCGCAGGATCGGTGTAGGTGGCGGCCTTCGACCCCTTCGGGGCCGTGTAGTAGATCGTCGACTCCTTCGCCTCGAACGTCCTTCCCTCGAGGGGTTGCCTCGACTCGGCGGCGGCACCGCCGCCGGGCTGCGGATGATTGCGCGGCATCCGCTCCGGATCGCTCTCGCCGTAGACGCCGCCGCGCGGACGGTTGTGAAATGCCGGCCCCTGCGAGGGCGCGTCACCGCGGATGGCGTCGTTGACGGCCCCGAGGTTGTCGGTGAGGGATTTCTCCTGTTGGAGAAGTTCGGACTGCTTTCTCAGCCTCTCCTCGATGGGCCCGGCCAGCGGTGCGATCCCGGTGATTTCTGTCCCGGACTTGCCGGACCATCCCCACTCCTTGAGAAAATCTATGACGCTGTGGGTCTTCCAGTACTCATCGAGCTGCTTCTGCGCCGCCGCGGCGTAGGCCTGCTTCTCCTCATCCGTCATGACTTCGAACAGCTGAAGCTGGCTCGCTCCCTCCGCCTGCGTTCGTTCAAACGCCCGCATCACGGAG